TCGGGTGAAGCATGGATTCTACCTGATACTGGAAGTAGCGCAGGCTACCTAGAATTTAGTGGTCAAGGTCTTCAGGCTTTAGAAAAGGCTATGGAAGAGAAGCGCTCTATGATGGCAAGTCTAGGCGCGCAGTTATTACAATCTCAGAAGGCAGGTGTTGAAGCTGCAGACTCAGTTAGACTAAGACAGAATGCTGAAGCATCTACATTGGTTACTACAGTTAAAGCTGTAGAGAGAGCGATTACCCATGCCCTAGAGGTTATGGCTGAATGGGATGGTATTCAAGGCGAGATTAAAGTAACACTTAATACTGACTTCGTTGATACCAAGATTGATTCAACAGACATGACTTCACTTATGGGTGCTTGGCAGTCGGGTGGTATTAGTCATGAAACATTCTTATGGAATATGAAGAGAGGCGAGATACTTCCACCTGATACTTCTATTGAAGATGAGAAAAGTCTAATTGATGTTGACCCTATGCTAAATGTCTAAAACGGTAAATGAGAAAGTCAAAGATGAAATTATAGGTCATTCGATTGACCTTAATCGTCTTGAGGTGCAAATGAAGCGAGATGTTATCAAGGAATTAAAAAGTCTTGAGGAAGAGTTAATTACACAATTACAAAAGTCTAATATCTTGAATGGTAAGCCGATGACAAGGTTTAAACAGAAACGATTACAGGTTCTACTTAAACAAACTAAAGAAACGATTCAAACAGTCTATAAGAAAGCCAAAGACTCTCTGACCGATGACTTAATCAAAGTGGCAGGCATATCTGAGGCTCAGACAGTAAGCGCTCTTAATACGTCAATAAAAGCAGAGTTACTTTCTACAGGATTAAGTAAACAAGCTCTAAAGTCTATAGCATCTCAGACACTTATTGAAGGCGCTCCCTCTAAGGAGTGGTGGTCAAGACGAGGCACAGCATTTAAAGATAAGTTCTCAGATACAGTGAGAAAAGGAATGTTGGCAGGTGATACAACTGATAGTGTGGTTAGGTCACTACGAGGCACAAGAGCTTTAAGATATAAAGACGGTGTACTTAACGGCAACTATAGAAGCGCCGAGGCATTAGTAAGAACCAGTATTCAAACAGTAGCCAATGAAGCGAGAATAGAAACATATCGCGAGAATGATGACTTGATTAAAGGTATTGAATGGTCAGCAACATTTGACAGTAGGACTTCTGAAATTTGCGCATCACTAGATGGCGCTCAGTGGGATTTGGATTACAATCCTATAGGTGGAAGTGGCGAACCCTTTCCTGGCTTTATTGCTCATTGGAATTGTCGCTCAACTACTGTAGCTATTGTTAAAAGCTGGAAAGAGTTAGGTGCTAAAGGAAAGTTCCAAGAAATTCCTAAAAGTACCAAAGCTTCTATGGATGGTCAAGTATCAGGAAAGAAGAATTACGAAGGTTGGCTTAAAGGGAAAGACAAGAAAACCCAAGAAGAAGTATTGGGAGTCGGTAAACGTAAACTATGGAAAGAGGGCAAGCTAGGCTTTAGTGATTTAGTTAGTGGCAGTGGAAAACCTTTGACACTTGAACAGTTACAAAGTAAAGTTGGAATTAAGACTGCAAAAGGTAGAAGCCCTATAACAATAGAAGGTTTCATAGCTCAGAATAAATCTGCAAAAAAGTTGAGGGATATTGAAAAAGGTTCTGCTGACTTGAACATGGGTAGTAATGGTGATGAAGTTCTAAATAAGTTGCAAGAGTCAAGAGGTTTTACAGGCTTGCCAAAAGTTGTATCTGAAAAGGAATTTAATAAGACACAAGGCTATATATGGGAAGGAGTTGATACAAGCCAAGGTAAAGGCAAGAAATCCGATATATTTTATAGGGGAGAAAGTAAGCTAAGCCATAAAGAGCAGTTTTTAACAGGCGAGTATAGAACGGGTAGTGGTGTCTTTGGTAATGGAACGTATGGTCACCCGCAATATGATTATGCGATTGGCTATGCGAATTTTGAAAAAGCAAACATGATAACAATGAAGTTGGCAAAAGATGCTAAGGTTGCAGATACATTTGACATCCTTAAAGAAGCGAGAAAGATATACAAGCTTCAAAAAGAAACCGCTATTGTTAACGAGGGATTAATAGCCGCAGGAAAGATGACAGTAAAGGAGTCCGAGAATATTCTTAAACACTTGCATTCAATGCAAGACCCAGGAAGAATTGCAACAATGTTAGGCTATGATGCTATATACGTTGATACTGTGGGCGAGATAATTGTTCTAAATAGGTCTAAATTGGTGGTGTTAAAATGATTAAAGTAGACGAAAGTAGGAAAATGGCAATGGTTACAAATTCTAATCCTGTGTTTCTTGCCATGTCCATGGAAAGCCAAACAAAGTTACGCTTGAGGATTGGAAGGGATATAACCACAGCAAAACAACTTAGAAAAGAGCTTGACAAATAAACTTTCATTTTTGTGAGGTTTTCTATAAAATACACATTGTCAGTGACAATTTAATAATTATTCGGAGAATAAAATGAGCGACCCAAAGACATACACAGAAGAAGAATTCCTAGACCTACAAACTAAGTCAGAAGAGACCAAGACAAAGTTAGACGAGTTTCGTTCCAACAATGTAAAACTACTAAAAGACATGGATGCGTTAAACGCTAAATTTGATGGTATCGATTTAGATAATTACAATGAAATGATTAAGCTACAACAAGAGCAGAAAGATAAGACTCTTATTGATGCAGGTAAGATAGACGAATTACTAGAAGAGCGTACTAAAGCTATGGTGAAGACTCATGGCGATGATATGGACAAACTAACTAATGAGAACACTGTATTGAACAGTCAGTTAGCAGGATTAGTTATTGATAGTGCAGTTAGAGACTCAGCAGTTAAATCAGGAGTTGTAGATACAGCTATTGATGATATTCTTTTACGCTCTAAAGCAGTATTCAAATTAACAGAAGGTCAAGCTATTCCACATGACAATGACGGAAATGTTATTTACGGCAGTTCTTCAGCAGAACCTATGACAGTAGAAGAGTGGGTTAAAGGTCAGCAAGACTTAGCGCCACATTTGTTCAAGTCTTCACAAGGTGGTGGCTCAGAACATGGAAAAGGATTTAACGGTGTGAAGAGTGAAAACTTAACAGCCTTAGAAAAATTGCAAGTGGGATTTGCTAAATAAACCCTCTAGATAAAAACCTCCATGTTTTTGCCCTCTTTAGCTAGAGGGTTTTTTTTGTTCAAAATTTGACATATTGTTTCAAGATATGTTATATTAGCGCTAACCGTCATAGAATGGCGACAAACCCTACATAGAACCCGTGGTGATATAGTAGCAGAATATTTTTTTTCCTGCCCTATAAAACTTATTAACGGGCAATATATAGGAGATTCCATTATGGCATCTGTAACTCTTGCTGAATCAGCAAAACTATCACAGGACATGCTTGTAGCTGGCGTTATTGAAAACGTCATTACAGTAAATCCTTTTTATGACATCTTACCGTTTCAATCAATTGACGGTAACGCATTATCTTACAACCGTGAGAACGCATTAGGCGCAGCGGAATGGACAGGCGTAGGCTCTACAATCTCTGCAGGTAAAGCGGCAGCGACTTTTAACACTGTAACATCTACTTTGACAACATTAGTTGGTGACGCTGAAGTAAACGGTTTAATCCAAGCCACACGTTCAAACATTACTGACCAGAAAGCAGCACAAGTTGCTTCTAAGGCTAAGTCAATTGGTCGTGCTTATCAAGATAAACTAATCAATGGTGCTGGTTCAAGTAACCAAATCACAGGTTTATTGTCTTTAGCTACAGCAGCACAAACTAAGACAGGCGCAACTAACGGTTCTGCTTTATCTTATGACTTGTTAGATGAGACTTTAGACAAAGTAACTGATAAAGACGGTACTGTTGACTACATGATGATGAACGCTCGTACGATTCGTTCTTACTACGCATTGCTTAGAGCATTGGGTGGCGCAGGCATCGGTGAAGTTATGACTTTACCTTCAGGCGTTCAAGTACCTACTTACCGTGGTATTCCAATCTTCCGTAATGACTACATCCCTGTAAACCAGACGCGTGGTTCAAGTTCAACTTGTACTTCAATTGTTATGGGTACATTAGATGACGGTTCAATGACACACGGTATCGCTGGCTTAACTGCTGCTGGTAACGCAGGTGTTTCTATTGAAGAGATTGGCTCAAGTGAGACTAAAGACGAGACTATTACTCGTATTAAGTTCTACAACGGCTTAGCTAACTTCTCTGAGAAGGGTCTAGCAATGTTAAACGGTATTAATAACTAATACAGTTTGATAAAATCCCCCTTGGTTTCATTACCTTGGGGGTACTTATTAAGGAAAAATTATGGCATTAGACGCAACTCCAAACGGCTCTTCTTCGGATAGCTATGTTTCAGTATCAGACGCTGATGCCTACCACGCAACACATTTATACGCTTCAACATGGACAGGTGCTACAGAACCTAATAAAGAGATAGCCCTAAAGATGGCTACTCGTATATTAGATGAGAAGATTGACTGGTCAGGCAACAAGGCTTCTAGCACTCAAGCACTAGCTTGGGGCAGAACAAACGTATCTGATGACGGTTACAATGTTGATTCAACAATCGTACCACAACCCGTAAAAAATGCTACAGCAGAATTTGCTAGACATTTGATAGCGGCAGACCCAACAGGTGACGCTCAAGGTAAAGGTCTTGAAAGTATGAGTGTTGGCTCTATATCACTAACCTTTGATAAAACAGATACAGCAGGTGTATTGCCATCAATTGTTCAAGAAATGCTCAGAGGTTGGGGTTCTATTCATGCTCGTGCTAAGTTTAGCACTGTGGCGGTAGTGAGAAGCTAATGGGTCTTAGAGATGCGTTACTTAGCGCAGTAAGTTCAGCAATTACAGCAACAGGTGACATTGCAGAAGACTTAACCTATGTTATTAAAACGAATGCTAAGTATGATATATACTCAGGCAAGAAAGAAGCCACAGAGACTACTTATGCTTTAAAGGCTATTGTTAGTATTGTGGGTGCTAATGCTAAGACTGGTGAAATTGTATCAGGAAGCACTGGTGAATTAAGTGTTATGTTTGCCTCTAAGGGGCTTACGTTTACACCTAAAACCAACGATACTATCATTCGTAATTCAGAGCAATACAGCATCAATAAGATTGATACAGACCCTGCTAATGCGTCATACACTTTAACCATAAGGAGAGTCGGATGAGTATTCAATCGTTTGGCGCTGAGTTAAACGCATTCAGTAAAAAAACTGGTGTTGAGGCAAATATAGCTGTTCGTAAAGTTGCTTTACAGATATTCGATGGCGTTACTGCAATGACACCTGTTGACACTGGTCGTGCCAAGGGTAACTGGAACTTGTCTATTAGCCACATGGATACATCTACAGATGATAACGCTTCAAGCACATCACAAGGTCGTCCTGCGAAAGCGCCAAGCTTGCGTACATACAGTGGCTTGAGAGATATTTACATAACTAATTCATTGCCTTACATCTTTGCATTAGAGCATGGTCATAGTGGCAAAGCGCCACATGGCATGTTGTCAGTCACAGTTAATGAAATAAGGTCTAGTCTAATATGAGTTTTGTTGATGAAAGATTAGCAATTGAAGATAGACTTCAAGAGTTTTGGAATTACACTGATATTGCTTGGGCTAATGTTGATTTTGACGTACCTAACAATAACGACTGGATAAAGTTAAACATCTTAAACGGTAATAGTAATTACAGAGCTATTGATAATAAGAAGCGTCATACTGGTGTTATCTCGGTACAAGTTTTTTCACCTGTGAATACAGGAACTAACAAAGTTAGAGAGTATAGTGATACAATAGCCAGCATATTTGACAGCAAGACTTTTAGTGGTGTTGTTTGTGGTGTTGCAAGTATTGTAACAATAGGAGCAGATGACAGGTTTTATCAAGTGAATGTAACAATTCCATATTGGAGAGACGAATGAAAGCAGTAGTTTTATACTCACCTAACGGTGATAAAGAAGGTGTAACGCCACACCCATCAAAGATTGAAGAAATGAAGGCGAAAGGTTGGGCGGAAAAGTCTAAAACAAAAACAAAAACAAAAGTAAAGGAGCAAGAAGATGGCAAATCATAAAGGTAGCGAAGGAACGGCTAAAATCGGTTCAAACGTAATCGCAGAAGTAAAGGATTGGAGTATCTCAGAGTCAGCAGAGACTATTGACGACACTACACTAGGCGACACAGCACGCACTAAGACTGTAGGTTTAACATCAGCAAGTGGTTCTATGACTGCTTTTTGGGATGAGACAGATACAACAGGTCAAGGTGCAATGACTGCAGGTGCTGAAGTTGCATTAAAGCTATACCCTGAAGGCGCTACAACAGGCGACACATTCGCTTCATTGTCAGCAATCATTACTGAGAAGGGTGTATCAACTACACTAGACGGCATGGTTGAGACTTCAATTAGTTTTGAAGCTAACGGTGTTGTTACTTGGGCTGCTGTTGCGTAATGGGTATTTTAGATAACGCTAAGTCGCACTTTGACAAGTTAGAGACTAAAGCAATCGAAGTACCTGAGTGGGATGCTGTTATTTATGCCACTCCGTTCACTATGGGTGAAAAGAAATCTCTTTGGAAGTTTGCAAAAGATGACGACTTTGAGTTCATGGTACGCACATTGATTCTGAAAGCGCTAGATAAGGACGGCAATAAGCTGTTTGATATATCTAACAAAGTGGAATTAATGAACAACGCATCACCTGATGTAATTACACGAATTGTAGGCGAAATTTCCATATCTCAAACTATTGATGATATGGGGGGAAACTAAGAAGCGATTCCGAGTTACACGCAAAGTACGCACTTGCGAATCGCTTACACAAGGCTGT